GGGTGAGACACCCTGATTGTATGGATTGTAGGCATGTTGCTACATACAATCAGGGGCAAATTAACTGGAATTTGGTTGATTGTAGGGATTGTTTCACGTGAAACAGCCTGAATTGTATGGATGGGGTGTTACAACGGGCGTTATATTATAACATCTTACGGCGAACTGGCTTTCAGAAAGTCTTGGCGAAGGAACGGGTTTATGGCAAAAGGGGACGGAAGAGGTGGGCCACGGGCCAACAGCGGTCGTAAACCGGGCACATCGTTATTGCTCAAAGGGCTTACGAAGTCAGGGCGCGACCTCGCTACACCGCATGCGGAGCGCGCTATTGCGGTGCTTGCGGAGATCATGAACGATGAGAAGGCCCCGCCGCAAGCGCGCATCAATGCAGCCGTTCACATGCTTGACCGTGCGTTCGGCAAGCCTGTTGACGTTGTCAAGATCAACATGCTGCTTGATGAGACTGACCAGAAGACAGAGGATATGGTGAATGCATCCGTCGACACCGCGCGATCTGTTATTGCACAACTTGACAGCATTGCCGCCGGACTTGCTTGCTATGACAAGACACCGGGTGTCTTGGTTATCGACAGCGAGGACTACACAACTACCACCTGACGGGTCGCATCTTCCTGATGGCGATTGGTACGGGTGGCTCATCATGGCAGGGCGCGGCTTTGGTAAGACGCGCCCTGGTGCGGAGGAGACATTCTACCGTGCTATGAAGAACCCCGGTTGGCGGTTGGCTGTCGTCGCACCGACGAACGATGATCTTCGCAAGGTGTGCTTCGAGGGGGAGTCAGGACTGACGAGTATAATCCCGCCCGAATGTTATAAGGGTGGCTGTATGGCAAAGGGGTACAATAGCACTCTTCGCCAGATTACGACTTCCACCGGCAGCATCATCACGGGGTATTCATCAGAGGAACCAAATCGTCTACGCGGCCCACAGCACCACTTCGCGTGGTGTGATGAGCTTGCCGGGTGGAAGGTTGGTACGATGCAAGAGACGTGGGACATGATGCTGTTCGGGTTGCGACTTGGCGACCACGTTCAGTGCATCGTCACTACGACGCCTAAGCCGTATCCTCTTGTCAAGGAACTCTTCGGGCAGGTCGGCAAGGACTTTGTGCTGACGACTGGCAGCACATTTGACAACTCTGCCAATCTGTCTAAGACGGCGATCAAGAAGCTCAGGGAGAAGTATGAGGGGACGCGCCTGGGCAGGCAGGAGCTCAACGCAGAATTGCTGTTGGATGTGCCCGGTGCGTTGTGGACGATGGCGAACATTGAAAAGAACCGTATCAAGCCGGACGACATACCCGGCTTTCAGCGGGTCATCATCGCGGTTGACCCTTCCGGTTCAAGTGGAAAGGAAGGGTCGCACAGCGACGAAGTTGGTATAGTGGCCGTCGGGCAGGGATATGATGGGCGATACTACGTCATTCGTGACTATACGTGTTCCCTAGGCCCGGCAGGCTGGGGGCGTGTGGCGGTCACAGCGTACAAAGAACTTCAAGCCGATTATATCGTTGGCGAGATGAATTTTGGCGGGGCAATGGTCGAGCATGTCATCAGTTCAATCGATGACACGGTGCCCTTTCGTGGTGTCACTGCGTCACGTGGCAAGGCCGTCCGCGCGCAGCCCGTTGCATCGCTGTACGAACAGGATCGTGTGTCACATATCGGTGATTTGACACGACTAGAAGACCAACTCTATTGCTTCACATCGGCTGCGTATCTGGGGAAGGGTTCGCCTGACCGTGCTGATGCAGCTGTGTGGGGCATCACTGAACTTATGGGTGACACTTCTGTCATTGTCGCAGGGCCAGAGGGTGACTCTTTGGGTTCATATTGGCAGGGAATGTAGCAGGAAGGTATATGTGCTTTGCTATTATGGGGCCGCGTGGTACTATTCGTGTGTAGGTTAATATGCACGAAAGGGGATTGTGGTGGCGGAAAAGGTTAGTGGGTATAAGTCGAATGACGGAACGCTTCATGACACTGAAGAGGGGGCGGATTTTGCGGACGCAACTGACTTGCTGCTGGGTCTTCTACGACGGGCAGGCGGCGATATTTCATCCGGCACCGCCTTTCGCGTTCTCGTTGCAAACGCGCACACGGCAATCACGTCGCTTCATGTGCTGTCGGGCAAGGCGCGCTATCTTCGTGGAGAGGTGCCGCTTACCGCTGTTAATATCAGCATTCTTCAAGGGCTGGCAGAGGGCCTATCCAACAAGGACCTTGCTTTACAGCTTGGGAAAGCCGAAGGGACGATCAAGATGCAAGTCAAGCGGGCGATGGAGAAGATCGGCGTAAACAACCGCGTGAAGGCTGCGCTGTGGGCTGTGCGGAACATTCCAGGGTGCGGGGAATGAGCGACATTATCGGAACTGTATTGCACCCCGGAATGAGTTGTTTGGGCTGCGATAACTTCGGAAGATCCTGGTCGCATACAGGGTGTGCTGGCTGCCTGCTTCCTGTAGGTCAGCGGGGGTCTCGTTGGGTGGCAAAGGCCGTGCCGGGCGCGACATACTCAAAGGAGTGTGCCACCTGTCTGCACTTAAAAGACCCCATTCAGGAAGGCCCGTGTGCATCGTGCTCCGTGCGCAGCCGATTTGGCACGGTGAATAACTGGGTTTTGGCAAATCAGTTTCAAGACGCTGGCATGCAACCGCCCCGTTCCGATACGGAATACGTCACATGCCGAGACTGGTTTACGCCAGTCAACGAGGGCAACTGTGCCGAATGCGTCGGCGTGCATACGAACGGCACCGTGAATAATCACCGGGCGGGAACGTCGAGCACGGTTCGTAAGCCGAAGAAGGACATTGACATGACGACGGCGTGTAGAACCTGCATGCACTGTGGGGTTGATCCCGAAAGTGTGCCCTGCGATACATGCACAAGGAACTGCTCTCTGCCCCTGGCGGAGCGCAAGGCAGATAGATGGCAACAGTCAGGGCGGCTGTATGGCAGCGAACAACAGGCTACACCTGACCCTGTCAATCACCCGCCCCACTACACCTCGCACCCCAGCGGTGTCGAGTGCATCACTGTTACCGAGCATATGGACTTTCTCACAGGCAATGCCGTGAAGTATATCTGGCGTGCCGATAGCAAGGGCAGCGAGATCGAAGACTTGGAGAAGGCGATTTGGTATCTTCAACGGCGCATTGCCAATCTGAAAAAGGAAATCACGAAATGACCGACAGCATTACACGCATCGACGAGGAAGATGGCCGGTTTACGCCGAAGATGTTCGACTTGGTGGACTACACCACCGAGCCGCCGACGACCGAGGAGCTTTCGGCCCGCGAGATGATGCTTATCGCCAAGAGCCATGGGTATAAGCTACACCTTGTGGAGACTGGCGTAGAAGTCAATGATAGCTTCAAAGAAGCGTATGAAGATCTGAGTCCCCCGTGGGTGCGTGGGGAGCTTGGCGAGCTTTACGGCGCGTGGGATACCGAAGACGGCGAGATCATCCTCGCCTATCTGCGCCCGCTGCCTGCCTTGGCGTAAATCATGACCGTCCGCTATCTCTGGCGTCACGGCACTTGCTTCCGTATTCGCAAGGTGCAAACTGGCGGATATTGGGCTACGGACAGCACTGGGCGGCTTCGCCTTTGGCATTGTCCATCCGTTACATATTACAGCGTCACTGCTGGCGGTAGGCGGGTGACGACTGCACTGACACTGGAGGTAGCGAGACGGCTGTGTGAGTGGCATGGACGAAGGATTTTGTGTAATGGCTGACCCTTTCAAGCTTACAACAAATGTCCGATCGCATATCTGGACGCTTGCTATGCTGCAACAACTGCGCTGCATGTGGTGGCTTGGGGTGTCCGTGACGGAAATCCAGCATACCCTTGGTGTTAGAACGGAAGTGGCTGTTCGGTGCAAGGCACGCGCGATGGGGCTGTTTAGGCCCGATTGGTTTCATAAAGCGATACACACGGCGTACTGGAACAGGGGCACGAAGAAACGTGCCTATCCGCTACGGTCGGTATAGAAAGGAATGAACATGACGAACATTATCCTATTATTGGTGTGGCTGTTACTGGTGGCACCCTTTGCTATTTGGGTAGTTCGCGAGCACACACGTAAGGCAGACTTCTTTACCTATGGCTCACCGCAGAAAGAACCGCCTGATTGGATCTCGTGGGCTGCGGCAGCCGGTGTGCTGCTTCTGCCAACTGTGCTGGTCGTGACGATTATCATTCACTGGGTGTTTTAACCATGATTGGCCTTATCATCATAGCGGGTGTCTTTGCCCTGGTGATATGGGCTATCCGGTAGTGTCTCAGTTTGAAATTTGATCGGCCTTGACGGGGGGGGGTGCGCCCGCACAGCGTCTCCTATATGCTTAGCGGAAAGCATGTGGAGCATGGAGGATATCGTTGCGCGGGCGGACGCACCGAAGCCGCGCGGCCCCTACAAGAAAAAGTCGTAATGGCACCTGCTAATTGACTCTTTCGGCAGCCCAATGCACAATTTTGCCGTGCGTTGACGCAGCGGGTGAAGTGGCATGTCTGGGCAGCTTTCTCTTGATCTTATTGATCATGTTCACGGTGGAGAGGTAATCCGTCAACGCGACGGCCATGTGTCGGGCAGCAGGGAAGGAGTGGTCAGAATACCGCAGGCTCAAGGGAACAAACGAGTTTCTTTCGGTTCTAGCGCTGGGGCTGGGAATTCTACAGGACCAGCTTGCCATCACAACGCTCGGAACTCCTGGGGGGATTCTCGAAACCAAGGCACATGGGTTCATCCCCAAGTCGCCATACATCTCGCCCAGTGGCTATCCGGTAGCCTCGACATGCGCAAGCCAGTCGCTTATACTGGCGACTGGCTTTTCCTGTCTGGGTTGCGCACATGACAACGACCCCACCCCCGTATGCTGACCCCCTTTCCGCCGACGGCGGTGAAGTTCGCTTTGACCCATTTGGGGAAATAGGTAATACCGGCCTCAAGGCATACGGCGGGTATGTTCGGGAAGAGTTTCTCCTGTCACTGCTGGGCCGCAACGCCGCCCGCGTCTATCGTGAGATGGGAGACAACGACTCGTCAGTTGGCGCGCTTCTGTTCGTCGTCCAGCAGATCATTAAGAAGGTTGAATGGCAGGTACAGGCCGCAGAG